ATGCCCAAGCTGGTTTACGCCGATTTCGGCGAGGAAGTGAAGCAGAAGGGCGAGATTATCCAGGTGCCGCTGCCGAGCTCCATGACCTCGACGGCCATTGTGCCGGCGGCATATGCGCCGGACCCGCAAAACGTGGCGCCGACCACCGCGCCCATTGCGCTGGATAGCTGGTATGAGTCCGCGTTCACCCTGACGAACAAGGAATTCGCGCAGGTGATCGCGGGCATTGTGCCGCTCCAGCTTTCGGCCGCGTTGCAAGCCCTGGCGGCGAATATCAACGCCACCATCATTCAGAACTATACGGCCGTGGGTAATTTCGTCGGCGTTCCCGGCACCACGCCGTTTGCCTATTCCGAAGGCACGCCGACGGAAGCAGTGGCAGCGCGCACGCTGCTTTCGACCAACCTAGCGCCGCTGAAGGACCGCGTGATCGTGCTAGGGCCTTCTGCATATGGCGCGGCCATGCTGCTGCCGAATTTTGGGCAGTATTTGCAGGCCGGCGACACAAATGCGGTTGATGACGGTGTGATCAAGCGCAAGTTCGGGTTTGACTGGTACGAAGATCAGCAGATCGGCAACAACGTGGGCGGCAGTTCGGTGACGGGCTACCAGACCGCGGGGACGTTGACCGGCACCGTGACTGCTAGCGCCACCCAGGCTGCAGGCTTGACGGCAATTGCCGTGACGACCGGCGCCTCCTCGGCCTTTGCGCCGAATGTGGGCGACATCATCATGTTCGCCGGCGACAGCCAGACCTACGCGGTGCAGGCAGGCGGCGTGGCTTCCAGCGGCTTGGGCGCCTCGGCCAGCGGCACGGTGAACATTTTGCCGGCCAAACAGGTGGCGATTGGCGGCTCCGCCGTGGCAATCACCATCAAGGCCAGCCACACCGTGAACCTGGCGTTCCAGAAGCAAGCGTTTGGCTTCGCGATGCGGCCGGAAGCAGCGCATATCGGCGGGAAAGATCCCGACATGCGCATGACGATGACGGACCCGGTTTCCGGGATTTCCATGACCATGGAAATCCGGGACGAATTCCACCGCACGCGCGTTGCCTATAGCGCGCTATGGGGTACGGCGCCGATCCGGCCGAGCCTTGCCTGCCGCATTGCAGGGTAATGCATCGGGGCGCGCGTCCTGCGCGCCCCCTTTTTCCAGGAAAAAACCATGCCGATTGTTCCAAAAACCGTGCTTGTGGCCCGGCCAGGATTTGCCGATGGCGTGCTAATTAACGCCGGCGATTTTGACGAAAAAACCGATGTGCTTTGGTCCTCGGATTCTGCGCCTGCGGCCCCGGACTTGATTGCCGCGCAAGAACTGCTGGCCGAACTTGAGGCGGCGAAAGCGCCGGCCGCCGAGGTTGCGGCGGCCAAGGCTATGGTCGCCAGCCTGACACCAGAACCGGCAGCATAATCAGCCCATGAGCGGTTTCCAGGGCCAAACCGGTGCGGTAACCGGCCTTGGGCTGTTCTCGGCCGCGCAGGTGGCCGCGGTGCGGCGATATTGCGGGTATGGCTCTTATGCGACGTTTGGGTACATCCTAGGCGGTTCCGGGATGGCGACGGGCGATCTCCAGCTTTCCGGCATGGTGGCGTCCGAATATGCAAATGTGGTCACATATTTGACGAACTTAGCCACGTTGGAAGCGGCGATTCCGGCGGCGGGGCAAAACCTCGACACAGACCAGGCTTCCGTCTGGGTACATAACAGAAAAGAAGTCGCGGACCGGATTGCGCTTTATGCGTGGACGCGCCGCGAATTGTGCGCGTTGCTTAATGTGCCGCCGGGACCATCGCTGGCTCGCGGCAACATGGTGGTGCGGGCCTGATGGTTTCCGCCGCGCTTGTTAATTCGCGGGTGAACTATGGGTTCATTAAAGTCGCCGCGGCGCTGGGATTTCCGTATCAGTGGTATCGCCCCGGAACCGTAGCGGGGGCAGCGATCCAGCCAGGGAACCTGCTGGGGACGGTGACGGCGTATATTACGACCGACGCTTCGTTGAAAAGCCTGGTGCCACCAAGCGATGCAACGCCATACTGGTTCGGGGCTTATGACACCACATTGACCCAGCCTGGGGATTACCTGGTGGGGAATCTGGGAACGTTTTTTATCGGGGCGGAATTTTTGCCGGCGCCCGCGAGCTTAGTTTTTTGCAACGTGACGTTTACGCTGACGCGCAGTCAAGCGCAAACCCCCGGGCCGGCGTTTCAGTTTGGCGGCGGATTGGGTAATAGCGTGCTGGCCACGGCGTTCCCAGGCTGGATTAAGGCGGCTGATCGGCGCCAGCCAGCGCCGTTGCATCTGCCGGGTGAGCCGAACATGGCGAGCAGCAATGTGATCCTGCCGCAAAGCATACCGGGACAGATTTTGCGGGAGGACGTGCTAGTCAGCAACGAAGCACTGCCGCGCAAATTTTTGGTGCAGTCCGCGGACTTAGCGTTTGCCAACTGGAATCTTGTGGTTGTGGATGGCGGCCGTGCGGTAAGCGCGGACACCACGGCGAGCTGATGGCAACGCTTGATGACTTGCGCAGCGGCGTAGTGAAAACGCTGGCGGGGATTGTATTTCCAGGCATAAATTACCAGCCAGGGGCAATTTCGACCATTACCGCGCCGTGGCAAGGCCAGATTGGCGCGGCTGAGGTTTCGCTGAACGCGGTGATTGGGCCAGGGCAGCCCACCGTGGCCGAGGAAGATAGTCTGATTTCGGCCGGCACCGCCGGGTTATTTGTGACAAACCAACTCAGGATGAACCGGAACACGACGCGTTTTCAGCCCTGGACGGAACAGATTTCGGCAAATGTGCCGACGCTGACGGTGCGTTGGACGTCTGGGCAGGTGACATTTGGCGGCACGGCCGGCAACGGCCAGGTCGCCGGGGTGACTGTGAATGGTGTGGCATATGCGTACCGGATGACCAGCGCGGATACGCCGGCAAGCGTGGCAGCAGCTTTTGCCGCTGCCATACCGAGCGCGCTGGCGGTGGCAGGCATATTGACCTGCGCCACGGTGCAAGCGGCGACTGTTGTCGCCGACCAATATACGCTGATGCATACCGGCCAGCAGCAGCAGATGGTGTGCGTGATGGCGCTGTGCCCGGCCGCTGGCGGCGTGGGCGGTGCTTTGGCCCGTGCGGCGGTTGTGCGAGCCGTTAGCGGACTAAAGCAAATGCTTTGGGATGACGGAAGTTTGAACCGGTTTATTGGTTTGCCAGATGGTTCAAGGGCGTGGGTGAGGTTTCATTCCGAGGTGGCGGACGATACGCCCAGGAACCAGAACGTTTGGCGGCAATGGTTTTATTTTTTGTGCGAGTACGACGAGACGATCACCATCAACTCGCCGAGTGTGCTGAGCGTGAATACTTTGATGCAAGCCGCGGGCAATCTGGTTTGGTGCGGGCCGGCGCCTGAAGTGCCGAATATCCTGACGGATGGCGACGGCAATGTGCTGGTAGACGGCGGCGGCAGCGTTTTGGGGAGTTTCTGATGACAATTATTTGTTGGGACGGAACGACGTTGGCGGCGGACCGAAAATTAGTTGGTGGCGATATTATTAAAAATGCCACCAAAATATTTCGGGTAACTGAATATTCTTTTGCAGGGATCGCAGGATTATTTTGCACCGGCCTTTTAATGGTGAAATGGCTGCAAGAAGGCGCTATAAAAAATAAATTTCCTCGTGAACAAACTGTTGATAACACCAACTGCGAGATAATGATAATTAATCGCAATGGTTCTATTTATTTGTATGAAACTTCGCCAATACCTATACTGGTAGAAGAAAAATTTCATGCAATTGGATCGGGCGCTTCTTTTGGTCTTGGGGCTATGGCAGCCGGGGCTTCAGCGGCACAAGCCTGCTTTCTTGCAGAAAGGCATATCGCCGGTTGCGGGCTCGGGGTTGATACTTTGACTTGGACCCCCACGAGATGACCAATGCCGTGACCGTCAGCGCGCCAGGCACGGGCGTGGTGGGGCAGAGTATCAGCGTCAACGGCACGATCACGCCGGCCACCGACACGGTGTTCTTGGCGCTTTCGCAGCAAAATGCCACGTTGCCCAATACGATATTCCAGGCTGTCACGCCGGGCTCTGGCGGGGCTTATACCGGGGTGCTGATCGTGGGGGCGCCTGGCACCTATTATGCCTGGGCATGGGACCAGGCGACTGGCTTATCGGCCGTCAGCGGGGCCATTGTAGTTGGGTCTGAGGCCGGCCAATTGATTGATGCCGTGCCGGTTCCGATTGCTGGAATCTTTGGCCCTTATGTCGGCGCGCCAAATGGCATTGCCGGACTCGACCAAAATTCAAATATTTCGGCCAAAACCATTCTTGGGACAGGTGGTGTTATGGCCAATGCATCCACTATTGCCAATTCGTTTACCCTTGCGAGTGGCCAAAACGCATTAAGCGTTGGCCCGATCACAGTTGCTACCGGCGTTGTTGTTAGGGTCAATCCTGGATCGGTTTGGAGGATTTTATAATGGCTTTAGGTAGTATCATTGCCGATCTGACTGGATGCACTGTTACGCCCGCAGGCGGGACGCCAAATACTCTATTGCCAAATGCGCTAGCTGGCGCTGTGCAAATCGGCCAGATCGGCGCCCCCAACGGGGTGGCTGGTCTTGACGCTAATGGCAACATATCCATCGCCCTGTTGACAGCTTCCCTGGTGCAACTGATGAAAACGCTGCCAACGACCTTGCCGGGGACCACAGTCACGCTTTACCTAAATGGTGATCAACTTTCCATCTCTTCGACTTCATGAGGTTATCTATGAAAAAATTACTTTTGGCATTGGTGCTGCTTGCGTTTAACCCGGCCTTCGGCTGGGCTCAGAGCTATGGGAGCCCGACGTATAACAATGTTACTGTCAATACCTTAAATGGGGCTCCAGTCCCAGGCGCGCCACAGAATTTTTGGATATCATCTCATTTTTCTGGTTCAAATACTAATTTGTATATTTCAACATCTAGCGATGGAATCACCTGGAAAAATTTGTTAAATTCTACGGCTCTTTATATCGCGCCAGGGGGCACCATTGTTCATGACCCGGTCATGACGTATTTAAACGGAACTTTTTATGTTGCATATCTTAATCAAACTATTACGCCGACATCAACTTTCGGTTTGGCATCCAGCACAGATTTAATTCACTGGTCGCTTGTTCAAAACGTTCCTGTTCCCATCACAGGCGCCACTGCTAATGAAGTTGTTTGGTCCCCATTTTGGTTTACTGATAGCGACAATAGCTTGCATGTCATTCTTGGGGCTTCGCCTGATTGTAAGGTTAGTGGAGGTGGCCTCTGCTCAGGAAATGCTGAAGGCATGAACCTTTATGAGATGCACCCGGTTACGGCAGGCAATCTTGCTGGCTCATGGTCAGCGCCGGTTTTGATAACCGGCACAAACATACCAACATCTACCGGGACGCAATCCGGGATATTCAATCCTGCTTTGATTAAGATCGGTTCCACTTACAATCTTTTCTACAACAACGGCCAAAATAACTATTATAATGAGTGGGCATCTTCCACAAGTCTTACATCTGGCTATTCAACAGTAGAAACTGGGAACTGGGCTGGCTGGCAGCCGAATGTAAATCAGCCGCCTCAAGGTTTGAATTTAATTCATGTAGCCCCTAACCATTGGCGCGCCTATTTTGACGCTGAGGCCACTGGAGTTGAATCTTACTCTGATTGCCTTTCAGAGAATTGGACCGCGTGCACCTGGACATCAGTAACGGCTTTGACGTTTGCCGATGCCACCAACGAGAACCAAGGTACGTACGCTTTATTTTCCGGTGCCGTGCCACCAACACCGATCGTTCAGGCAAATTCTACATATGGCTTGCAGCAAACGCCCAGCGGCCCCGTAGTTTTGCAAAACAAAATTTTTTTTGGCACTACTTTTGATGGCGCCACGGGCTGGGCTGGCACACGTTCCGCGTTTTTCATGAACGACGGGACAACTGAAGCTCTTTGGCAACTAGCAGCAGGGGCTGCTTATTTTGGGACAGAAAATAACACTAATCTTAATTTGGTTGCTAATAATGTTACTGAATTAAGCATAGCCGGCGCCACAGGCACAGTGACCGTAAGCCGGTCGCTAGTGGAGCAAAGCCTCATATCCGGCGGTGTAGCAACCTTCACTGCTTCAGGCTGCGGAGTTACATCATTGGCAGGTGGCGGCACAACGGGTAAGATGCTTTCCGGCACCACGGGTACTTGCACGGTGATCATAACCCCCGGCGCCACCGCGCCCAATGGGTGGTATATATCGGCAGTTGATTTGACAACTCCGGCGGATTTGTTGCACGAAACAGCATATTCAACAACAACGGTGACATTCACCGGAACAACGGTTTCCGGGGACTTGATAGTTTTCAATGCAGCAGGGTTCTAAAATCATGCGAAGCTCCCAGAACCTCATTAACGCGCATACCGTGGCGCAGAACAAGTGGGGCACGCCGTAATGACCACATATCCACGTCTTCCAGCGGGTGCTGGCGGGGCAAAAGCCCTGATGACGGCTATGCCAACTGCGCAAGGCTTGATCACGATTACCAGCGTGCCGACTATTTCCACGGCGGGCGGCACGATGGCGATTGCGGGCACGATCTCCCCCCAGGGCGCGTCAGTTCAGGTGGGGTTATCCACCAGCGCCACTACGCCGCCCAGCTCTACCGTCGGTGCCGTGGTGAATGGGGGCACCTGGACAGCGAGCCTGGTGCCGGCGAGTTCCGGAACCTATTATGTTTGGGCCTTATCGGGTGGCCTAGGTGGATTTTTGTTTTTGGTTGTCAGTGCGGCAATTACCATCCAGAGCGGCATGACCTGGACGCAGGTTGGCAGTAGCCCGAGCGGTGGCGTTACGGCGGTGGCCTCTAATGCTGCTGCGGCGGTGAACCAGGGCACGCCGATAGTGCATGCCTCGGCGATCACCTATGGGGTTATTCTGACGGTAGGAAATGGGTCAACATGCACCGTCGGGCAATTTTGGTTTGACACGAGTGCCACCAATACGAGTAATTCCGCCGGGTCGGTTGCTGCTGGCACGCTTACCGGCGAATTTTCGGTGTCCGGCGGCACGGCATTGTCAGGAACAAGTCAGGCGCCCGCCACAGCCGGGACATATTATGCCAAAGTTCAAATCGTGGTGACGGGCACTAACGCAGGCACGTATACCTTCACGTCTCAGGCTATCACCGTCACCTAACCGCCTCTTCAGTCAATGCTTCAACAAGGCACCTTCGGGTGCCTTTTTTATTGAAAGACCACCGCAATGCCTCTTATCCAGCAAGGTTCGATCAACACCACGGCGCTGATCGTTCCCGGTGTTTATGTGCAGATCGTCTCGCCGCAAACCATCAACCTCAACGGCGTTCCGACTGATGTTCTGGGCCTGGTCGGCACGGCGACCTGGGGCCCGGTGGGTGTGCCGGTGGTGTGCGGTGATGCCAGCGATTACGCCAATGCGTTTGGGCCGGTGATCAACCGGACCTATGACATGGGCACCCATCTGGCCATCGCCATTCAGCAGGGCGCTGCGAATTTCCGATGTGTGCGCGCAACCGACGGGACAGATGTGGCGGTAACGGCGACGTTCCTGACGTCCCTGGTGCTCACCGGCAAATATACCGGATCGCTTGGCAACTCGCTTTACCTGATTATTGGGCCAGGCAGTGCGGCCAACACCACCCGCTTCACCATTGGCATCGCCGGCTATAACCCCGAGGTGTTCGACAATATCGCCGGCAGCGGTGGCACGCTTTGGACCAATATCGCCAACGCGATCAATACCGGCAACGGCATCCTGCGGGGGCCATCCAATTTCGTGACGGCCACGGCCAGCGGCGGCACCACCGCGGCGCCTACGACTGCCACGACCTATTATTTCACCACCATGACCGGCGTGACCGCCGTTACAGCCGGCACGGACGGCGCCAGCGGCATGACTGACGCGCTGATGCTGGGCAACGACACCATCCCGCGCACGGGCATGTACGCGCTGCGCAGCCAGTATTGTGGCATCATTGATCTCTGCGATGTCACCACCTATTCCAATTTCGTTTTGCAGGGGGCGTTCGGGCTTTCCGAAGGTGCCTATATGATCTGCGCGGACCCGGCGGGCAGCGTGCTTTCCTCCACCGGCATCGCCACAGCCATCTCCAACAAGAACAGCGCCGGGTTGAACACCTATGCGGTGAAATTGATGTTTGGGGATTGGATTTACTGGAATGATCCGGTCAACCAGGTGCTGCGCCTCGTATCCCCCCAAGCGTTCATCGCTGGGCGGCTGGCCAACCTTTCGCCGCAGCAATCCTCTCTGAACAAGCCAATCTATGGCGTTGTTGCCTCGCAAAAATCCGGCCTGCCGGGCACCAGCCAATCCAAATCCTATGCGCAAGCGGATTTGGCGGTGCTGTTCCAGGCCGGGTTTGATGTGATTCAAAACCCGCTGCCTGCCGGCGCGATCTGGGGCGCCGGAAATGGGCATAATTGCTCTACCAACCCGGCAATCTCTGGAGACAATTATACGCGGCTTACCAATTATATTGGGAACACGCTGTATTCTGGCATGGGGCTTTATGTCGGCAAAGTAATAAACGGCCGTTTGTTCAACCGCATCACCGCGACGTTGAATACGTTCCTGGCTGGTTTGGTGAAGCAAGGGCTCCTGGGGCTGAATTCCGACGGCAGCAACCCTTATACGGTGATTTGCAATGCCACCAATAACCCGCAGTCCCGCACCTCGCTCGGCTATGTGCAGGCTGATGTGGCGATCACCTACCAAGGGATCAATGAGAAATTCATCGTCAATGTGCAAGGCGGCACCACCGTGGTGACAATGGCGTCGCAGGCGTAAAAACCCCCTCTTTTGTTGAAAGACCAAAAAGATGCCCACGTTTAATATTGGCTCTGACTGCCAGGTGGTTTTGAATGGCCCTTTTGGGGAAATCACACTGCCCAATGAAACCACGTTTTCATATCAGGCGGTGAATGAAAACCTCAAAGTGAAAACGCTGGATGGGTACACCAATACGCGCACAGTGGCTGGCAACTGGAAACTCTCGATCATGGCCGCGCGTGCCGACAGCACGGTGGATGATTTGGCGCAAGGCATTGCCAATTCCATCGCCACCGGGCTACCGGTGCCAAATGGCACTGTTCAAGCAGTGATTTATTCGGCTGATCACAGCACTAGCAAGACTTTTATGTGGTCCGATGCCTCATTTGATGTGAAAACCATGGGCACCTATGAAAATGGCAAGGATGTCAAGCAGGAAATTGTAATCGAAGCTCGGTTGAGGACTGAACAATAATGGACCTTGTAATCCGGCCGCTTGATTATTTCGAGCAAATGAAGCTGGCCGAAGCGCTTGCTTATCCTGGGATGTCCCAAAGCTGGTGGAAACGCACTGTGACGGCGGCGGCGGCGCGGGAGATCAACGGGGTTAAAATCATCCGGTCGTCCCATGTGACGCATGTGCGGGATTTGCTGAGAAAGCTCGGCCCGGATGGTTGGGGTGAGGTAGATGCGGCGGTGCGGGCGTTCCGCGCGCCGGGCGAGGCGCCAGCGGTTGAAACCGCACCCCTGACTACGGCGGAGCGCTGGGAGTTGGAGTTTTTGTCTGGGCAATTTTACGACATTCCCTCCTGGAGCGGGCTTGCCTATCTGGCCTGCACGGTGCGCAAATTCGATGGCAGCGCTTTGGATTTTCCGGCTGATCTGAAGGCTTTGTATGCGCGTGTGAAGCTGCTTGGCTTCCACGGCATCGGCGCCGCGGCGATTGCGGCGATGCCGGCGCCTGAGGTTGATGAAGACGGGGACGAAACCGAGGCGGCGTGAGCAAGAAATTCCAACTATCGCTATATGAATCCGTATTCTTGGCGATGGCGGGGGTGATTGAAAATTGGGAGGCTGGAGCGGCGCTGAGCGACGCCACCAGGGCAAAGCTGGTCGAAATCGCCAAAGACATAAAGGCGCGCGAGCGGCAAGAAATTGTTAACGCAATTTTGAAAGGGATGGGGGGATGAAGAGGTTCAAAAACATTTCCGCATTCCAAACTTTTTTGCGTGATCAGGCGACGGGGCGGATTGCCGAAGGCAAAGTGGCCGGGCTGCGCGCCGCCGCGCGTATTATCAGCACCGAGATAAAAGGCGAGATCGGCCATAAGCAGACCGGTGATGCCGGGTTTGATGACTGGCCGGACCTGGCGCCAGGCACGCTGGAAGGCTGGGACACGCCGCAAGGCCGGCTTGAAGGGAAAATTGAGCGCGGTTTTGCCCCGCCGGAAAACCCGCTGCTCGCCACCGGCGCGATGCGCGATTCCATCGGCGAGCGGTTTGGCGAGGATAGCGCGTCTATCGGCACTGATGACCCGGTGGCGATTTACCAGAATGAAGGCACAGAAAAGCGCGGCGTGCCGTTTCAGACTGGTGAGACCACCACGCCCGGCATTCCGGCGCGCAATTTTGTCGGCCGGGCCGGATTCCGGTCTGCGCCCGATGCGGTTGAGGCCATTGGCGCGGCGGTTGTTGGGGCGCTGACCAAATGACCGGCATGGTGGATGCCTGGGAAATCGGCGTCAACCTGGTGCTGAATGACGCCATTACCGGGCAGATTGCTGGCGTGGAGGCGCAGTTCAATGCCGTGCAACAGGCAGTGGACCGCGTTAACGCCAGCTTGAAGCAGTTGCCAGCCAGCATTAAAGATGTGCGTTCGGCGGCATCCGGGCTGTCCTCATCGTTTACGGCCGCGGCAAACGCAGCGGAACGCATCCAGGCAGCCATGCGCGGTAGTAGTTTTGGCGGCGGTGCTGGTGGTGGAGGCGCGGGTGGTGGTGGTGGCGGAACGCCGCTGATGATTGCCGGCCCGGAACCCGCATCTGGTGGTGGCGGCGGCTCAATGATCCCGGTAACCGATGGTGGAGGCGGTGGGGGCCGTGAACCGCCAAATTGGAGATATAACCAGGGACCCGACGTGCCTTTTATCCCGCCAAAAACGCCCAGTGGTGGCGACAGTGGGGGCGGCGGCTCTAATTTTGATGTGGCCAAGATGGCGGGCCAGTATTTTCTTGGCCGTGCTGTGGCCGACGGTGTTTGGAGCACATTAAAACTGATATTTACCGCGCCATTTGATATTGAGGACCAAAAAGCACAAATCAAAGCGATGACCCCTGAGGGGCAAAATTCCGATGATATTGTAAAACAAGCGTACCAAATAGCCACACAAATTCGCATTCAAAATCCTGGTGTAACGCAAGGCCAGGCTTTGGGTGGAGTAATTGATCTTTTCAGCATAGACAGAAACATGAAAGATGTTTCTGATCTTTCAAAAGATTACAGTAGAGATGCTTTTATTATGTCCAAAGTGCCGGGCGGGGAAGACGCTTGGAATGAAGGTTATTCCGCGCTCCGGGCCGCCGAGGAAGCAGGAAAATTTAACGGCCCTGATGGGAAGTTTGATCCCAAAAAAGCCGTAAGTTTTATGGATTTATATACCAAGTTGATCGTAAGTTCTGGCGGTAGACTTGATGCTGCCGGGGCGCTTGACATGATCGGCCAGGGCGGGGCTGGTTTTACACAGATGGATGACAAAGCCCTTGCGCAAACTGCATTAATGGCGGCGGTTCTCGGCGCGTCTAAAACTGGCACTGGTGTGAACGCTCTTTATCAAGAATTTATTGGCGGAAAAATGGCCCAAGGAACGGCCCGCCAACTTCATGCTGAGGGCGTATTAAACGATACCATGGTTTACACGCAATCAGATGTTGGAAAAACTATTGATGGCTACAAAGTTAAAGAAAAAGATGTGGGAGATGTAAGGAAGGAAGATCGCTGGGGGATGGGATATGTTCATATTCCACCAGGAGCTTTGCCGGATCAACAAGATTTTTTAAAGAACCCATATGCTTGGTTGCAAAAACATATTTTTCATGATTATTTAAACTCTGATGGTTCGTTAAAATCAAATACTCCATCAGATGTCGTGCAAATGATCAGCGATTTGAATGTTGATTTTTCTCGCATACCTGGTGGACGTTTGGCGAGCCTTGTTGAATTTAACGCAATTACTCAGGCCAGACAATTGCAAAATGCAGGTGATTTGAAATCACTTGATGATTTGCACACGATTTATTCAAATACCCCGAATTCTCAGGGTGGTGCTGTAAAAGCGGCTTTGAGCGCGGCGAGCGCACAAGCCGCCAGCGGAACTGCTGACAATTGGCTTACACGCCAATTTAAAGGTTTTTCTATTGGAACTGATTATCTTATTGACCATCCATGGGATGGAATAAAAAAAATATTTCAACAAGATATATGGACCGACCGTCATGACAAGGACGACCCTTTAGGAACTATTTTGCAAGAAAATTCAGCCATCAAAAATGCGGTTGATGGTGTTATCGTTTCGGCGCTCCACGAAATTTTTTTAAATGATCTTGGGCAGTTGATAAGAGATTTGCTGGCGGCAATTAATGGGCAGCCTGGCAAAGATTCAAATCATCCGATGTATACTAAGCAAGTCGGTCAGCCGGGAGCGCCAACAATGCCGACCGGCCCGACCACGCCGCCGGCGAGTGTAAGTATGCCAAACCCTGGGAAGCAGTTGGTAAGATGAGCGGAATTCTTTCGGCAATCACCGCGGTAGGCCAAGCCTTCGCGGGATATGGGACTGTGACGCTCGGGCCGGTGCAGTTGAGCGGCTTGGCGTTGCCCACCAGCATCCCCATCGGCGGCCGGCAGGCGCTCACCATTCATAAGCTGCCCGGCGGCGCGCGCATCATTGACGCCATGGGCCAGGATGATGCCGAGATTGGCTGGAAAGGCATTCTGGATATGCAGGATGCCAGCGTTACGGCGCGAACGCTGGACAAGCTGCGGCGCTCTGGCACGGAAATTACGCTGGCCTGGGATGTGTTCTCTTACCAGGTGATCGTAAGCGAATTTACCTGCGAAACCCGGCTGATTCCGCCGATGAATTACAGCATCCGGCTGACGGTGGTGCAGGACAATACGCTGGTGACCGGAATTTCCCCGGTTTCCATGGCATTGCAGGTGGTGGGGGATTTGCAAAACGGCAACCCTATCGGCGCGCTCTCGGCGGTGAGTGCGGGGATTGTTGGCACATCGGTCACCAGCGCCACCACGGCGGCCGGGGCGACTAATGCCACCACGGTGGGCAGTGCGGCTTACACAACGGCGGTGGGGGCCGTGAACACCGCGGCGGCTGCGATACAGAGCGCCACCACGGAGGCGAACGCTGTGCTGGCCCCGTTGGGCACCTCCCTCAGCGCGATCTCATTGGCGGCGCCGGCGGCGTTTAGCGCGGTTGATATGTCCAGCCAGATTACCAGTGCCATTTCATCGGCGGGGGATTTGGCGAATTTGACCGCATGTGCTGGCTACGTGGGCCGGGCGCAGCAAAATTTGGCGCAGGCGAGCGCATAATGGCCATCACCATCACCGTGACCGGCACCGACTGCTACACGCTGGCCGCGAAGTATTTGGACGATGCGACGGAGTTCTACCGCATCATGGTGGAGAATGACCTGACAGACCCGATGATTACTGGCGCACCGGTGCAGATCATCATTCCGGATTCCACGCTGCCTTCTACTGGCGGGATACCTACGCAGTGAGCGCCACGGTAAATACCCCGCGGTTCCGGGTTACGATGAATGGCGCAATGCTGCCGGGGGTGATGCAGATCACCGTGACGCCGCCACTAGAGTTCGAGGTGGGGAAATTTTCGTTCACCAAAGCATTTGTGGACAATGACCCATTCCCGGCGAGCTGGTGGGCGGGGACAGCTAATAAAACGATGCTGGTGGAGATTGACGCCGCCGTGGATGGGGTGACGTTTATCCAGCAGATTACCGGCAATGTGGACAGCCACAGCTATGACCCGGTGGCGAATATCGTGACGGCCGAGGGGCGCGACCTGGCCGCAGTGTTTCTGGATACGCGCACCACGGATACCTACCGCAACCAGAGCGCCGCGGACATCGCGCTCATCCTGGCGGTGAGCCATGGGATGCAATGCAACGCCACGAGCTCCACCACGCCGCTGGTGGGGCGCACCTATGATGCCGATTATGATAAGACGGCCGGGACGGATTTTTCCGACGCATCAAACGAATGGGATTTGCTGTGCCGACTTGGTGCGGCGCAAGGAATAACGCCCTATATGCAGGGTTCAACGCTGAATTTTAACACCCCTCCCCCCACGCCGCCGGTTTATGCCGTGACGCTGACAAGGGATGAAAATGGCATTGTTTCCAGCGTGGAGGGGATGAAATTCACCCGGCGCCTGACCGCGGCGCGCGATGTGATTGTGACCATTCAAAGCTGGGCCAGCGGGAAGAAGAAACCGTTCTCGGCCACCTACCGGACCACCACCAAGACGCCCGGCGCCGGCACCGCGCCGCCGGCCAGCCATTATTACCGTACCTATCCAAACCTGACGCAGGCGCAGTGCCAAGCGCTGGCGCAGCAAAAAGCGCTGGATATTTCCTCCCATGAACGGGAGGTGACCATTGTTGCCCCGAGCTTTGTGCCTTTGACGCCGCAGCATGTGGTGAGCGTTTCCGGCACCGGCACGGATTACGACATCACCTATTACCCGCGCTTGATCACCTACGAGATCAGCATGCAGGGCGGCGCCAAAACAAATATTGAAGCAAAATCTTCATCGCCTATCGACGTTTATGACAATGACACGGGTGAGCAGGTATGACGTTTAACGCCGCCCAAAAGAATGAGATGGCCGCCTTCAATGGCCAGGCCGGGGCGACGCGGCGCGGGCTGGTGCTGACCTACCAACAGCAACCGCCTATGGCGAAAGTGCTTTTGCAACCTGAGAATATTGAGACAGGCTGGCTGCCGGTGCTGTCCCCTTGGTCCGCCAATGGCTGGGGGATTGTGATTCCGCTGGCGGCGAATGACCAAGTTCTGTTGGTCTGCGAAGAGGCGGATGGGCAGAATTACGCCATTTGGGGCCGGTATTATTCGGACGCGGATGCGGCACCCGCTACACTGCCGGTGGCCGGCGAATTTTTCATGCAAAGCCAGGGCGGCGCGCAGCTTTATTTTAAGGCTGATGGCTCCGTGGTGCTGGCGACGACAACGCTAAAGATCAGCGCGCCGGGCGGCGGCAATGCCACGGTGAACATTACCGGAACCCTGCAAGTGACCGGGGAAGTTTACCGGGGATTTGGGACCGGTGACCAGGTATCGCTTGGCAGCCATACGCATCACCAACCGAATGACAGCCATGGCGATAGCGAACAGCCGACCAACGCGCCAACTGCGGGGACCTGATGGGCGACATTTCGCATAATATCGGCCAGGACCTGGACCTGAGTGCATCTGGCGATTTTCTGTATGTGGATGGCACCACGGAAACCACGCAGCATGTGTTGAAGCGTTTGCTCACGCCGGCCGGGGCATATATCTGGCACCTGCTTTATGGCGCCGGGCTCGGCCAATTTGTTGGGCAGCCACAAAACGATGCCGCGATTGAAAACGTGGTGCGCTCGCAGATTTTCCAAGAGCAGGATGTTGCACAGCTTCCCGAGCCCGTGGTGACCACCACGGGCAATACTGATGGCACGGTGACCGTGGACATCACCTATACCAGCGCCGCCACAGGCGCGGCGCAGACGCTTTCTTTCACGCTGGGAACCTAAGATGCAGCTTTCGCTTCTGACCAAAGATCAGATCACCGCGAATATGGTGGCGGCGATCCAGAATGCGGCGGCGGCCGGCGGGTTCACCATGACGATGAACCAGGGTTCGCTTATGCTGGCCATGGTGGAAGCGGCGGCCGGACTGTTCTTGTGGCTGCAATGGCTGGCGGTGCTGGTGCTAGGCGCCGCTAGGCTGAGCACCAGCGCCGGGGCGGATGTGGATTCCTTCTGTTCTGGCGATTTTGGCTGCCCGCGCCTCACAGGGGTGGCGGCGAGTGGGCAGGTGACTTTTGCGCGCTACAGCACTGCAAATGCGGCGATTATCCCGGTTGGTGCGCAGGTAAAGACGGTGGATGGCACGCAGAGCTTTAGTGTGATCGCGGATTCCACCAATGCGGCATGGCAGGCGCCGAGCGTGAATTACCCGCTGGGCTCATTTTTAATCGCCGCCGGCGTTGCAAGCATCAACTGCACTGTGCAGAGCGCGGTGGTGGGAACGGCGGGCAATGTGCTGGCCGGCACAATCGGGCTTGTGTCCGGCATCATCAATTTTGTTGATACCGTGACCAACGCCGCCGCTTTTACCAATGGCCAGGCGGCTGAGACAGACGCGGCTTACAAGGTGCGGTTTGGGTTTTACTTGATCGGCTTGCAGAAAAGTACGCCGTTGGCGATCCAGAGCGCGGTGCTGGCGGTTCAACAGAACCTCACCTGTGCGGTGCTGGAAAACGTGAACACCATAGGCGGGACGTTTGTGGCAGGTGCGTTCGTGGTGGCGGTGGATGATGGGTCGGGCGATACGCCATCCGGCACATTGAGCGCGGTTGGTTCGGCCATTGCTGGTACGCGGGCAATTGGCTCGGCTGGCTACGTGTTTCAAGCCACTGTGGAATATGCAACCGTGGTGATGGTGATTAGCTGCGCCACTGCCGCGCTGAAAGCGGCGGCACAACCGATCGTGCAGGCGGCGATCTCGGCCTATATTGGCGCGTTGCCGGTGGCAACGGGAAGTAATGTGGCCAGCCTGCCATATTCGATCCTTTCCAAGCTGGCTTATGACGCTTCCAGCAGCGTGCAAAATGTCACCGGCATTACGCTGAATGGCGGCACATCCGATATTGGCGGAACGCCGGGGACCGTGGTGCGGCTCAACAGCGTGACGGTGAACTGATGGCGCCCGTGCGTGATATTGTGCCGGCCGGGCACCAACTATGCGGGCCATTTGTTGCGCTGAACCGCGCCGATATTTTTGAACCGGAAGATGCGCCTGTGCTGTTGCACCGTTGTGTGGCGGTTCCGTTTTTGATCCACGTGCGCGGGCCGTTTTGCTTGTGCAGCCCGGTGCCGATGCGTGAGGCAGATGTGCAAGCGGCCGGGTTTGGTGACCGCATGAATTATTTTGGAGCGTGCCACTGATGGCCACCGGCGACCAAAACGATTTCACAACTCGGTTGCTGGCATTATTGCCATCGGGCTGGCTGCCAACAGTGGCGCCGCGAGCCGCGGCGGCGCTTCAAGCATTTGCGCTGACGCTCGCCAATATTTTTGCCATGCTGGGGTTTGTGAAGGCACAGACCCGCGTGAATACCGCAACGGGCGCGTGGCTGGACCTTGCCGCGACGGATTTTTTTGGGCCGAATGGGTTGCCGCGGTTGCAATATGAACTGGATGCGCAATACCGGGCTCGCATTTTGTTCAATATGACCGCGCCGCGCGGCACGCTGCCTGGGATGGCGGAAATGCTAACCCAGCTCACGGGCAATGCGCCGGTGATTATTGAACCGGCGAATCCTCAAATTTGTGGCGGGTATGCTACCCCTGGCGCACCAGCGGCGGGCGGGGGGTTATTTGCTTATGGCACCGGTGGCAATAATGGCATCGGGGGCACTGGTGGTGCTGGCCATTATGGGTCTTTGCTGTTGCCGTGCCAGGTTTTTATAACCGTCACGCCCAGCGATACGGGTTATGGGATATTTGGGGCCTATGGTTATGCCACGCCCACCAACTATACCGCGGGCGGGGGATATGGCTATGCGACACCCGGCACGCCGGCTGAGGGCGGGGGGTTTCCGGTCTATGTCAATCCTAATTCCGTAACAGGATACCTCACCAACGCCCAGATTTATCAACAAGTCCTAAACTGGACCCCGGCTGGTTATACCTCCTGGGTTAGAATTCTCTAAAAAGGAAAATCGAAAATGGATCGTGTGATTGTTTATCCCGGCTCGTTGCCGCAGGATACCGATGTGCTGAGCGCCTATAAGGATTCCATGATCGCCATTGGCGCAGTGTGGGAGGCGATAGTTGGCCAGCAATCCGTTGCGGTAGGATTTACCTGCACCGCTTTGGCCAATACGGTAGTGCCAGGGTCCGCGTTTGCCGTTCAACTGAGCCGTGGGTTTCTAACCTCTTATCAGGAGGTTGATGCCACGGCCTATGGGTCGCTTGGTGCTGATGCTTCACGTAACATTATGAAATGCGGCATCAATCTTTCCAGCACCAATATTGGTTTGACCAATTCCGCGCCGAGCAGCGGGCAATCAATCAATTATCTGGTCAGCGCTGGATTTTCTGAGACTGATGGCACGCCGATTGTGTTGCCGTATTACAATGCTTCCAACCCAAGCAGCCCTTATGCCGGGCCTGGCAATGATGGTGTGGCGCAAAATACCGTGCGTGCGCAGACAGTTGTGTTTCAGGTGACAGCCGGCAGCGCCGCTAGCACCGGCAGCCAGACCACGCCGGCGGCGCCGAGCGGATATTATCCGCTGTTCGTCGTGACTGTGACCAACGGGCAGACCGCGGTGGCCGGCGGCAATATTTCCCAAAGCCCGCTTGCGCCGATTTTACCGTGGAATTTGCGTAGCAAAAACCCCGGTCTTCAGGGGTATGTAGTGCAACTTACAAATTCTTCTTTTACGGTTCCAGCAGGCATTACGCAGATGAAAATTACCGCTATTGGCGGTGGTGGGGGCGGTGGAAGTGCCGCCGTTACCGGCTCTTCAACATATGCCGCCGGCGCCGGCGGGAATGCCGGCGGGTCCGCAGTGGTATTTTTAACGGCTCTGGTGCCGGGAACGGTTATTAATTGGACAATTGGCGCGGGGGGCGCGGGCTCGACAAATTCGGTCTCCGGCACAATGGGCGGCACAACGTCGGTTTACCAGTCCGGCACATTGATCGCTCAAGCAACCGGCGGCGGCGGCGGTACTTCTGGGTCGGCTCAAGCAGCGCCATCTATGACAAGCCCGCAAATACTTATTGGCTATGGTGCCGTGGGGACTGTTCAAAATTACGGTGGGCAAGGATCGCCTGGATTTGCAATTTCCAATACTGTTGATAATCTTTGCGGTGGTGGGGGCGGCGCCAGTATATTGGGCGCTGGTGCGCCCAGCACGACCTATGCAAATGCTGGAAACTATGCTTCGACCTACGGATCGGGCGGCGGCGGCGCTTGTGCAAATGCAAACAACGTGGCTCTTCTTGCCGGTGGCGCGGGTGCGCAAGGCTGCGTGATCATCGAATATTAAGATCGGAAAAAAAATGGACGAAGATCACGAAATGCTGGCCCGGCGGATTGACAGGCTTCGCTCAGAGCACCAAAGCCTAGCCAACCATGTAAAGGACAAGGTTGACCCGGTTCTTCTCACACTGGGGACTGATATTCAGGAAATCCGGGTGAAACTTGGCGAAGTGGCCACGACGCGCGACGTTATGGAGGTGCGCAAGGAGGTTTCGGCCGGCAATGCAAACCTTGCCGCGGCGCTGGCCAGCGTGCCCGGGGACAAGGTTGACAAATATGCCAGCGCCAATTCTCTGATTCTCATTGTCACCTGTCTTACGGCAGTTGTCGTTTTGGTGCTGGCGCTGCACCATTGAACAGGGCGGCGTTCGATAAATGGCTTGACCTTACCATGCGGTCTTGGGCCGCGCTGGTTACTTCACTTTTTGTGGTGGTGATATACGTTTTTTGGAACGTATTTTCTCCACGGCAATTCGACGGATACCCTTTCGTTTTTTTGTGCGTTGTGATAACCGTTCTGGGTTATTTTCAAAATGCCATTATCATGGCCAAGCAGGCTGAAAATGACCGGATGCAGGCTAGGCAAGAACAGTTGCAGGCTGAAATGTTGAAATACCAGTTGCATTTGATGGAGGCCATGTATGTCCAGCTCAGCGCGGACCGCAGCCTACTTCGAAGCGCTGTTGATGAAAGTGCAGGCTCGGGCGTTCCGGGCGATTTTTGAAAAGGAGACCACCATGCCGAGCGATACCATGACCACCAATGAACCGATTGTTGACGCCGTGCCGGAGCCGACGCTTTTCGACCGGATCAAAGCCGATTTGCTGGCTTTTGAGAAGGAAGCGTTGGCCAAGGCGCACCAGGCGGCCGTTGAAGCGCTGGAAGCCGAACACGCCCTATTGACCGACGCAGAGGCGGTGATCGCGCGTGTGCGCGCAAAGCTCTGATGAGTGGCGCGGTACAGCCGCCGGCGCCAAAACCACCTGGGTTTTTTCTGTCCTTGGTGCTGGGGCCGGACGGTGGGCCTGATGAGTTCTCGCTTGCATTTGTGGTGGCGGAAATCGTGCTGAACATTGGCTTCATCGCCAATGCGTTTTTTGATCACCACTTCGCGACGGGAGATTACACCGCGCAGCAGGCTGGTTTGCTTGCGGCTTATGGCGCGATTCTGACAGGGCGAGCGCGGTATGGCCGCGAGCGCCGGGGTGATAACCAAGGAGCGTGACATGTGGGAATCAGTCATCAAATTTGCCACCGGGTTGATTCCAGGTGGCTCCATGGCCTTGACCGTGGCGCCGTGGGCGCTGGCTGGGTTGCTTTTTACCGGGCTGGCGTTTGAACACGAAGAGCTTTTAGTGGCCAAGGCCGGTTTGACAGCCGCCCAGGCACAAACCGTGGCGGCTGTGAATACCTGCCAGCAAGAAGCGGCAACTGAGGCGGCTAAGGAAACCGCTGCCGCCGCCGCGCAGATTGCCGCGGCCCAGGCCCAGGCGAACGCCGCTACGGCCGCGCTGATGGCCAGCCGGGCCGATGCGGCCAAGGTGCAGCAGCAGGCCCAGAAGGCGCTCGAAGCGTCTTTGGGCTCGATCAACACGCAGGCGGCCAAGCCAGGCCAGGACGGCACTATCCCGCCGGTGCTGGCAGGAGAGTTCCAATGAAAACATTATTTGGCGTTTTAATGCCAATTTTTGGCATTATTTTGACAGGCTGCGCAGCGCCCGTGCAAACGGTTCCGCAAACCCTTGTGGTGACCAAGACGATCTACCAGCCGTTTGTGTGGCCGGAATACCTGAAAACCTGCGATGTTGACCCGGCACCTCTGGCGATTCCGCACATCACGGCAACCGACCCGACTGCCGGCGCGCAGGCGGCGCGCTATATCGTGAACCTTCGGGCGCATGATGCCGCGGCGCAAGCGGCGGCTGATGATTGCCGCGATACTCTGGCCGCTGCCCTGGCGGCGGATAATCTGCCGCCGCTTTTGGACGCGCCGGCAAAATAATGCGCCGGTGCCTGGTGTGTCAGGCATCCGGGCGCATAGCCATAAAATGGGCATTTCGATCAAAGGTGCGCACAATGAACTTCGGGACGCCGCAAGTGACGATTTGTTGTGACACATGCGATGGGCGCGGACGGTTACCAGCCGAGACCGAAGATGCGGCGCGGGCGCAATGGCTGCACGATCTTTTGTCGCCGCCGGGGCTGCAATGGGGCAGGTGATTGTGCTCGCCGACTGGCGCCGAAACCACCAACCTGTGCAAAAAATGCACAGGCTGCCGTTTTGGCCGGTGGAATGGTGGATGGCGGCTTGGGGGTTTTGGTAGCACGCTTTTGGCTTGGATTGGCTAAAATTAGCCAATCCAAGCCAAAATATTAGTGGATACCAGTGAACATGGGTGTTCATTATAGCATCTAATTAGAGGATATTGCCCAATGGCTCTAAACAATTTTCCCGCTTGCCTGGCTTTTACCCTGGCGGCCGAAGGGGGGTTTGTGGACAATCCGGCTGACCCGGGCGGCGCCACCAATATGGGCGTGACGCTGGCCACGCTAAGCGCCTGGTTGGGGCGGCCGGCAAGCGTGGCAGAGGTGCAGGCGCTTAGCCAGGCCGATGCAGGGCTGATCTACCATGCACATTATTGGGATGCCGTAGATGGGGACAATTTGCCGGCCGGCGTTGACCTGATGCTGTTTGATTTTGGCGTGAACGCCGGGCCTGGCACAGCAGCGCGGATGCTTCAGCAACAGCTCGGCGTGGCTGTGGACGGGCATATCGGGCCCCAGACGATTGCCGCGGCGGGTTCAGGTTCGCGCCCTTGGCTGATTACATCGCTCGCAGACGCGCAAATGGCATTTTATCAAGCTCTCCCGCAATTCGGCACATTTGGGGCCGGCTGGAGCGCGCGCACCGCCAAGCGGCAGAACACCGCGCTGGCCATGGCGGGTTCATGAAATGGAGCAGCCTGCCTCCCAGGTCACATACACCTTGGTGGGTTTGAGCCCGGAATTGTCTCTGCTTTTACTATTCGGCTTGGCCGTGGTGATCCTGCTTTTGATTCCGCTGGATAAATAATATCGGATAACCATAAGGACTGTGTAATTTGATCCAGTCTTGATCTTCCTGGCAAACCTCTTTGTCGGTTTCAATGACTGCGTATCCGTTTGGCCTGCAAACCGGCAATCGCCCAGAGCGCACCGTTTGACAAACATGAATTGAGACGCCGGCGCAGCAAAAAAAGTCGAACGAAATATAGCGTTTGGATGAAAATCACTTTTTGGCGCTCCTCTCAATCTCTTTGACCCATCTCCTCACATGCAACTCGCATCCCGACATGAGCGCGATGCCGTTGCAGCACCCTGTAAATATGGTAGTGTCTCAGTTTGAAAATCCCAAGAATGAGACGGTACGGAAGTAGCCATTGAGGCCAGGATAGCCTATGCTTAGCGGAAAGCATAGGAGGGTCGAGTGAAAATCAAGCGAGACGGCAAAAATCAGCCTTACATTGAATGGGAACAAAGTGAAGGCGCGTTTAAGAGGGCTTGGATTATTCGCCGAGAAGACGGAGAACACCGTGATTGGGCTGGAACCGGGCGATATATCAATGTGGTGCGCTGCAATTCGCCCGGCCATCCTGGTGGCAATTCAACAGACTTCCCGGTCTATGGAAGCTCTCTTTCCGATGAACAGTTACTCACTGCCTTTGTTCATTCAATTTGCGCTATGACCGGCTGTCCGCTTCCTGAGGGCGAAAAAGATGCCTAAAGGCCCCAAAGGCGAGAGACGCCCCGCCGACGTGATCGGCAACGCCGTGAAGATCATGCGGATAGCCACCGGCGAGGAGGAGGACACTGTTGCAGCGTCCAGTGCCGGGGCGGCGCTGGGCAAGCTGGGCGGACAAGCGCGCGCACGGAACATGACGCCAGAGCGACGGGCAGAGATTGCTAAGAAAGCGGCGGCAAAGCGGTGGGGGAAGTAGAACTCACTACTGTACAACTCGAAGCTTTGGCGGTTTCTTGTCTTGCGTATCAGCAGAAGGATAAAATTCTACAAAACTATGCGGGAAAATGTGAAACAGTCCGCATAATTCCTCAACAGAATAGCCGAATGTACCTAGGTGAAGCTGAACCATTTTTGATAGCACCGTGGGACTTTCTACCGGAAAGTCCAGTTCTGGCGGCTCGCGCAGTTTTATCCGAAGCGCACTGAATTGGCGCCAAAGCCATCCAGCCTCACTCTTACCAATGAGATTTAGGGTTTGCGCCCGATACAGCAAACCTTGCATAGAGACGCGCCATTCGGGCTTCAATGCGGCAAGGCGTCGTAAATCAATCCTTCCTGAAAGAGCTATTTTCATATCATTTGCGGGCATAAGGAAGGCACTTGCAAATGCATTTGCTTCCTGCTCCATGTTTGGGTTTGGGAATCTATGCAGAATCAAATGCCCCAATTCGTGAGCAAGCGTAAATCGCATCCGATCCGCTGGCTGATCTTGGTTTAACAAAATAATTGGCGGCATTCCCGGAACAGAAATAGTTACACCACTCACAGAACTTCCATTCATATGAGAGTGAATAACGATGCAGCCAGCAAGCTCGGCAATTGCCGTAAGATCGGAAATTGGTCCAGACGGTACAAGCCAATGCGCCCGAACCAACGATGCGACGCGCTCGATATCCCCGTCATATCCATCAAGATCAATTTTTGGGATATCTCGCTTTGGCGTATATTCAATTGAAATCAAAAGGCGCTTGATATGCATTGTACGCAGATTCATTTCCGCAATAATGCTATCTAATTCGTGCGACGTTACGTCATGCTTTTTACGCCACATCGGGTGTACGCTGACGGGGGCGCCATAAGCGACATCCGGCTGATAGAAAAAACTTGTCGGCAAATCATATATCCGAGAAGCACGCTCGATAAATTCCTCACTAGGAGGAGTAACATCGTTTTCATATCGCGATAAAGTTACTTGAGGGACCGAAAGAGCCTTAGCGGCCTCCCCCTGTGAGAATCCTTTACGCTGCCGCGCAACGCGCAGCAGACCATAATTCACATGCTCTCCCATTTTTAGTTGCTTTCAGATGCTTCGTCTGGTTTTTTTATCGGCTTCGGATTGACAACTTCGTCTGCCGCCACTCCGCCACGGGGTTGGGGAGCTGGTGGCAACGCGAAGGGAATAATTTCTGCGCCCTCAGCACCTTTGCCCAGGGTCCAGCGCCAAATTTGCATTCCGCCGTCACGAGCTTGGGCCACAATATCGCGAATAGATGTTTGAAACTTGTTTAGAACGTAAACAATTTCAATCTTTTTAAGTCCGCCCAATCCATCAAGGTCAGGCTGAGCCTGAACGAATTGGGTCACGGCACCGGTTACGATATTCTCGCCAAGGCCATCACTGTTTGCTTTTTTGACGCGCGCCACTATTGAATTATCAAAGACTATTTTTATTGTTTCGCTTTTAAAGTGAAACCGCACGCCTGGATCATTTGTAAAAGCTTCCTGTAGGCGTGCAGCTAGACGCTCAAAGATCATGTTGGCGCGAGTCCGAGCCCAACGGCTGTAATTCCCGCGATCGGGACAATTTTCCCAATCGTTCCAGGCGGCGGTAAATGCCGAAACTATGCCCGCTTCCCGCTCAGAGGAAATAATCGTTTTAGCTTCTGCGTGGGTTGGAACGGTCATTTTGCCCTCATTGCAGAAACAGCTTTAGACCATTATAACGCAAAAAGCAACGCATTTTTTTCATAACTTCATTCAAAATCGACTGAAATGGAGTATTTTTACTTGACGCTAAGCATAAAAGTTCATAAAACATGAGTATGAACAAGCTCCCGCTCGCCAAGCGCGTCCAAATCCTCTCCATGCTGGTGGAAGGCTCCTCCATGCGGTCTATTTCCCGCGTGGTCGATGTCTCCATAAATACGGTGTCCGGCTTGCTGGTTGACGCTGGCGAGGCGTGCATGGCCTTCCACGATAAAAATGTCCGGGGCGTGAAGGCCAAGCGCATCCAGTGCGATGAAATTTGGTCTTTCGTTTACGCCAAGAAAAAATCCGTTGCCGCCGCCAAGGCTGCCCCGGAAGGTGCTGGTGATGCCTGGACGTGGACCGCTCTGGATGCCGACTCCAAGCTCATCGTGTCCTTTCTGGTGGGCAACCGTGACGTGGATTGCGGCCACGCCTTCATGCAGGACGTGGCTGAGCGCCTGGCTAATCGGGTCCAGCTCACCACGGACGCCCATAAAGTCTATCTGGATGCGGTTGAGGATGCCTTCGGTGGGGACATCGACTACGCAAAGCTGGTCAAGATTTACGGGGAAGGCCCGGCATCAGCGGGGCGCTATAGCCCGGCGGAATGCACCGGCATCAAGAAAGAGCGCATGATGGGCAACCCGGACCCCAAGCACATCTCCACCTCCTATGTGGAGCGCCAGAACCTTACCCTGCGCATGTCGGCCCGGCGCTTCACCCGGCTGACGAATGCGTTCAGCAAAAAGGTTGAGAACCACGCCCATATGGTTGCGCTTTACACGGTCTGGTATAACTTCGTCCGTATGCACAAAACCCTGAAATGTTCCCCAGCCATGGCGGCCGGTTTGACTACCACCCTTTGGGAGATGGAGAAGATCGTGGAGCTAATCGACGCGCGGGCCGCTAAACCGAACCGCCCCCGCGTCTATAAGATGAGGAATTCAAACTGAGACACTACCGTAAATATCACTTTTTTCCTGCACCCACACCGGCACATGCGCCGCTTTCTTTTCGGCCAATCTTGTTCCGTTAGCTGATGAGCATACCGTACATGATCGAAGGCAGAAGCGTATTCGCCCCACTCGGCGGTTCCCCCGCGCATAGCAGCAGACAAAGCGGGCGCCGATAAGGCGGTCAAATCGGGTCTCATTTCGTCAACTCCGCTTTAACAGATTTGGCATAGGCGGCATCACCAAGTCGTTTGGCGCTCTCCAGGTCGTTCGCCATCTTGGCCGCATTAAACAGCGCCCGTGCCTCACGGGCAATCTCGCAGTCGTGCGGGTTTGGCATGACCTCACCGCAGACCGGGCACCGTAAGGCTTTGCTCATTTTGAGACCCTCATACTTTCAGGCCAGTGCGGAGATTCGCCCCTGGCAATTCTGTCTCGATCCATTGCGCCGCGCACCAGCCTGTCATGTTCTGGTGGGCGCGGGATTTCGCCCATGTCCATCATGCGAGTGCGCCAACCGTGATGATACGAACGAGTGTGGTTGGCACCTGGTTCCGGGTCGCCTTTTTCTGCACCGACATAACCGGCAAAAAGTTCCTCGCTATCAAGCGCGTCCAATTCTTCCAGGGTAGTGATCGGGGCGTGGGCGCTCGCCATTAGGACTGCCTCTCAGAATCGATGGATACAACTATGCCATCGCCATCAAGTGAAATCTTGCCGCTCTCGATGGCGCGCTGGATCGCTTCAATCACGCTTGGTCGGTCATGTTTTTCAGTTAGATCATCAAGCAGTTTTTGAGGATCGATGCCATCTTTTACAGCGGTCTGAATCTGTTGATATGTCGGCCTCATTACTTTGTTTTCCTTCCAAAAA